TCTGCGGGGTGCGCTTCAAGGTGTAGTCTCATTGTTTCCTCGATCTAAGCTCTTTCGGGTTGTCTTTTGTCCCTTGCGCCCCCGTTTACGCAGCTTCCGCTTACGAGCCTTACGCTTCTCCCCTCGTGAGGGGCGGGTTCGCTCTTTGCTCTCAGTAGGCTTTGTCTCCTCGGACCTTGCACTCTCGGACTTTGTCTCCTCGGATTTCTTAGGTTGCTTCTTAGCGACCTTCTTAGGGACTTTTCTAAGCTTCTCTCGCTGCTCTGCTCGCTCCTTAGCCAGCTTATCTTTGTGCTCACGCGCTTCTTTAGCAAGCTTCGCCTTATGCTCACGCGCTTCTTTAGCGAGCTTCTCCTTGTGCTCTGCGGCTTCTCGTTTCTCCCGCGCCTTGCGCTCCGCTGTCTCCTTCTTCTGCCGCTGCCTGCGCTCCGCTGTCTCCTTCTTCTGCCGCTCCCTGCGCTCCGCTGTCTCTTTCTTACGCTCTGCCTTCTTCTTGTCAGCGGCTTCTTTGCGCTCTGCCTTCTTCTTGTCAGCGGCCTTCTTGCGCTCTGCCTTCTCCTTATCCCGTTCTGCCTTCTTCTTGTCAGCGGCTTCTTTTGCCGCTTCCTCTCGCATCTTCTTGGCAGCGTCCCGCACTTCTTTACGGAACTCGCGTTCCTTGTCCCGTTCTGCCTTCTTCTTGTCAGCGGCTTCTTTTGCCGCTTCCTCTCGCATCTTCTTGGCGGCGTCCCGCACTTCTTTGCGCTCCTCCCTCTCCTTCTTAGCTGCTTCTCTCGACGCTTCTTTCCGCATCTCCTTAGCGGCATCTCGCGCCTCTTTGCGCGCCTCTTTCTCCTTTGTGCGCTCTGCTTCCTTCTCCTTAGCCGCTTCTTTTGCGGCCTCCTCTCGCATCTTCTTGGCAGCGTCCCGCACTTCTTTGCGCTCCTCCCTCTCCTTCTTGCGCTCAGCGTCCTTCTGCTTCTGTCGCTCCTTACGCTCCTCCGCTCGCTTTTCCTTTGCTACGGCGCTCTCCTCCTTAGCCTGTTGACGGAGCTCGCGCTCCTGTCTACGGAACTCAAACTCCTTCTCCTGAGCGGCCTTGCTGTCAGCGGCGCGGCGTTCTGCCTCCTCTGCTCTCTGCTTCTCCTTAGCTTGGCGCTGGAGCTCCTTAGCCTTCTCCTTCTCCGCGCGGGCCTTCGCCTTTTCCTTGTTTATCGCGTCCCGCATCCTCTCCTTTGCGGCGCTCACCGCTTCACGGTCTACCTTACCGAGCTCCCTGTCCGCAAAACCGTTCACTCCATCGTAATTGGGTGCGTTAGGGTCACCTGCTGTAACGGTCTTATATGTCTCTGACGCCATGAGCAGTAATGTGAGCGCCGTTGCCTTACCTAGCGGCTTTTCGGGTAGATGCACCTTACCGTCCTTAACAGGGACAGTGTGCTTGAGCGCGTCTGCGAGCGGCCCCATGCCCTCTGTACCTGCGAGTGATTCTTGGATGCCCTGTACGCTGTCTACAGGCGCGTCCTCGACAGGCACAGTCTCGCCCATCGGCGCTTGTGCGATCTCAGACAACCACGGCTCATCAACGAACGGCGCTGAAACGTGTACTTCCGCTACCTCTGTCGGGCTCCAGTCAGGGAGGAGCTCCATCAGCACATCCTCTGACACTGTATCGTAATCCATAGAGTCGGGCACTGGGGGCGCGTCATCTACCGTTGTAGGCGGGGCCTCATCCATCATCGTAGGAGGTGCGGCATCTATTGTCGTTTGATTGACCTTAGTAGGGTGGTCAGGAGATACCTTTGTTCGTGCTTCTGACTGGACCTTAGTAGGGTGGTCAGGAGATACCTTTGTTCGTGCTTCTACGGCGCGTGTCTCTGCACCTAAAACTTTTGTCTCTGCCCTAGAAGCACGATCCCGCTCTGTGCGTCGGAGATCCCTCTTGCGCTTCTTGTCCTTGCGGTACACATACCTGTACCCCATCTTGCCGCGCCTCGCAGTGGGGATACGGCGAATGTACTTGTGCCCTGCTTGCTCCGCGCCCTTCTTCATCTCATCATCGGCGCGCTCCATTTGAGCGTACACCTTGTTCGCCCACCGCTCACCTGCGTCCCCCCCCCAAAGTAACCATGATATGTACGCCGCGCTCGTGCGGTCTTTGTGGTGCTCTTTGTACGCTGAGTGACGCGCGAAGAACGCCCTCATGCGCTTCACTGTGCCTGGGGAGACATTGGCCCCTGATGCGAGGGTCACCGCTCGTTGTACCCCGCTCCCGATACCATGACTGCTCGCTTGCTGTGTGCTCAGCCCCCCTCGCTTGTGCTTGCGACGGAGCTCTAGCCCGCGCTTCGCTTCTTCACGCACACCTTTTGGTGGGGTAAAGCTTATGTGGTCGTACCGAGCGGGAGCGCCCCCTTTGAACAGGGCATCTATGAGCGGCTTGAACATAGTTAGATCTCCACTGAGACATGGACCCGCCGCGCTTTGAACGCATCCTCAAAGCGGTTGGCGCTGTCCTCTTGTTGCTCTGTAGCCTCGTCACCTTCGACTGGCTCCGCGCCCTCTTGTTGCTCTGTAGCCTCGGCACCTTCGACTGGCTCCGCGCCCTCGTCACCCTCGTCACCCGCTTCTTCGATCTCGGCACCTTCACCCTCCTCAAAGTCTGCGTCCTCATCACCCATGTCATCGAGTGTCATACCGGTGATGTACGTTTGATTCAGAATGATGTCCCCGCCCTTCTCAAGTGGCGCGAGTCCATTGAGCCCGCGAATCTCGTTGATCGTCATGTAGTGCTGGACCTTCTCCATGTCGCTCTTGAGCTTGGCGTCCGAGCCCTCGCTGTCGAGTCCCATGAAGCGCAGAGACAAGTGCGGGTCGATCTCGTGAATGATCCAGCGGTTGATCCATCCCTGTACCTGCCTCAGTAGCGGGCGCAGCCCCCTGTCCCTTGAAGCGATGATGCGCTGCTCAGGGGCAGCGCCGAACACCGTCGATGTCACACCCTCACTCCCGAACACGAAGCCAAGCTCCGCAGGGTCGATCTGATAGATCGCGCACGCGATCTTGGTCAAGTACCCCATCCAAGTGCTGTAACCCATCTCCTCGGCGCTCGATGACATGTTCACCGAGCTCACCTCCTCGTTGGACTCAGGGTCTAGCTGCAAGATCGGGGTGCGCTTCGCTTGGTTCGCCCCACTCAGCATCGCGTAGAAGTCACGACGGAACGCTCTAAAGAGCTGCGGGGACATCTTGCTCTTAACAGCGAGGATGCTGTTCACATGGATGCCGTTCATAAAGTTACTTGCGTTGTATGTCTCCGCGTTCACCAAGTACGTCACGGTGCGAATCAGCTCCTCTAGCTCAGGGTAACCGTACCCGCGAGAGTAGATCCATGTGCGAGGTCTTCGGATCGCGAACGCCAAAGCGTCTGCGTCCCAGTCTGCCACCTCCTGCTGGTTAATCACCTGCACGAAGGCTGACTCAGTCCAAGAGCGGCGACCCTCCTCGCGCTCCTTCTCCCCCACTGCCGCGCGGCGTATCGTAGAAGCGTCCACAGGGACGAAGCCAACGAGCTCACCTTTGCGGTTACGCATCAGCTCAAACGTGCACTGGTCATACGTCAGGCTGTCTCGGAGGATCATACGCACGAACGACTCAAAGTCATACGCGCCACCATGCTTGTACCCCTCCCCGCAAGTCTCTATCCACTCCGTGAGGCGGACGATACGGCGCTTCATGTCATCGGTTATGTCAGCGTCTTTATTGCGCGGGCCGATCACGAAGCCCGCATCGAACGGGGACTCTTGTGGCGTACAGAACTCAGCGACCTGGTTGATGCGCGTCTGTATGATCGCGGAGATCACCGGTACACGGGACATCTGTAGCAGGACACCGTAGTCAAGCCCCGCTGTGCCCTCGTGCTCTGACGAGTGGAGCGCGCCCCCGTAGGCTGACTTGCTGTCCCACGGGTTAATGTCGTGCGCGGCGGGGAGAGAGGAGTAGTCACCGACCTTACCCGACATCGCCTTTGCGATGATGTCCTCGCTCTCCGTAGCGAGCTGGGCCAACATCTCATAGTAGTTTGGTGCAGGGTTGTGTGCTTTCATGTCCCCTCCTCTGTTGGTGCTTTGTTAAGGTGTAACACCCTTACCATACCAACGCGCTTTGCGCCCACGAACATCATAGTGAACGAATGTCTCGTACAAGCCGAGCCCGCCCTGCTCCATCTGGCCCTCTTTAATCAGCTTGAGGATCGTGCTGTGGACCTTGCGCGGGTCTACGCCCTTCACCTTGATGTCGCTCGCCGTAGCCTGCATGTGCTGTGAGCGGCGAGCGCCGCCGATCTGCTCATTGTACTCAGGGCTACGGTAGCCGCTAATCACCCTAATCGGCACACCGAGCTCTGCGCGCAGCGCCTCTAGCTGGCTACAGAGCCGCTCAAGGTTCTCGTACAGCTCATCAGGCGGCGCTCCGTTCAACGGGCAAGCGAGCTCCTCGACACTAAAGTGCGGGGTGATGTTCATAGAGGCTCCGTAACGCGCTAGGATTCATGCCCATTATACCACGCGCTGCGCCTCGGTGTCACATATTGCAGCTAAGCTGTTCACGCTACTTGCTCTGTGAAGGAGCACAAGAGACAAAGTACGGGCAGCTAAGCTGTTCCCGCTACTTGCTCTGTGAGGGGGCCGAGCGAGCGCCGAAGCCGTACTTAGCTCGATCAGCCTCCTTCCGAGCGCGGCACCGCTCGCAGTTCTTCTCTTGTTCGCTGGTAATCACGCCCCATCCCTCTCGGTAGATGGGCGCAGAGAGTCGGTCGCAGCCAGGGCACCGCTCAGTGAGGAAGTATTGAAGTGACATGATAACTCCATATCAGTGTTGTTGTGACTGCCCACCAGTGCCATTGGTACTCTGTAGGCACAGGGGACAGCGCAGACAGTAAGACCGCACATGTGAGGGCATGTGGACTCATCGAGCAGCCCCTTGTGTACTATACTCTGAGTGACCCCGCACAATGGAGAGCCCTATGCGTGACTTGTTCGACCTCATCAACCCTCCCCCGCAGCCGAGGGGCCGTGACTTTGATGACTTTACAGACCCACCGGAGGACACACTCGATGACATTGATGACAGCGAAGACATAAGCTGGGACAGCATTGACGAGATCATTGAGGACATCATCAACCCTCCGTCAGAGCGTTGAGCTTGGCGCGCACTCGCTTACGCTGACCGTGTAACGTGTGCTTGTTAATGCCGCTCTCTTGCACCAGCGCAGGCGTGTCACCGTGGAGGCGCACGAGCCCCGAAACGGTCTGCCTGTCGAGCTCTGTACACGACTCCCACAGCGCACGCGCTGTGTCCTTAGCCTCCGTGAGCGCCGCAGGGCAGTCGAAGCGCCGTGGGTCTGTCTCCCTCGCTTGGTACGAATACTCCGCAGTCTTGTAGCGGGGACGCCTAATCTCATTGAGCACGCAGCGGTTCGCTACTGTACGCGCCCAGGCCGCTACGTTCCCGCCGTGGAAGTGGTGTGCCTGCTCTAAGCACCGCACCGCCATGTCCTGCATCAAGTCTTCTCGCGATACATACGGGGTGCGACGGTAGCGGTGGAACACGCGACCGAAGATCCGCTGGGCCTCCTCGGTTGCTACGAAGGCGTACACCTCGTCAGAAAATGAATCGCCATTCATTGGATCGCTCACTTGTCTCCTCCTTGTATCCAAAGATCTTGGTGCTCCCTACGGCGAGCCATGTAGCTGTCTAAGCGCAGCCTCTCGTCCTCGTCACGCTCTCTCGGCAGCTCCTTCGCCGCCTCCTTACGGCGCTCGATCTCACGCTCGATGTACCAGACCGCTTTACGCAGATCCTCTATCGCCCTGTCAGGGTCTTTGTGCCCCGCTCTCGCGCAATACTTAACCGCGTTACCGAGCGCGAAGTTAAGCTCCCACGCCTCGATCACATCAATGACCTCGATGCCGCTGTCTGCGTGGTAGTGGCTAGGGTGGTCCACAGCCTCTGCCTCCCCGATCCACAGCGACTGATCCGAGTGGTCAATCACGAGTCGGGTAGGGCCGTCATACTCTTGAGCAGCCCGCGCATCTTGAGCAGCCCGCGCATCTGTGAGCACGCCGCCCAATGTCCACGCAGCAGTGCTCCTGCTACCTTGCTCAAGGTCGCAGATGAGCACGCCGCCCAATGTCCACGCAGCAGTGCTCGATGCAGTAACGCTGTTCTTGTGCTCGCTCATGTGGACCTCCGCTTCGTCACCTGCACACCGATCTTGTCCGCGTACCGCTCTGTCGAGCGACGGAGCGCATGGAACTTCCACAGACCACCGCGCTGGTTCCTGTAGCCCGCTTCGTTCACCATACGCACCACCTCGTCCCAGGTGTGCCGCTTCTGACGTAGCTCAATCGCGAGCTCCACCGCACCAAAGCGGTCGTGCGGGCTCGCCTTCTCTGTCGCTCGCTCGTGCGAGTCACGCAGGATACCCGCGACATACCCGAACGCAGAGACAGCGCCCAGCTCCTCTCCGAGCCGCTCAAGTAAGCGCGCACACTCTGGCAACAACGCTTCGGGGCTCTCGCTTGACTGCGCGATGCCCACCAACGTGCTCAGCTCGATGAGCGCCGTACTTGTGATCGTAGCAGGAGCAGGAGCAGGAGCAGGCTTGGCAGGCTTAGCAGGAGCAGGCTGCACAGGGTGCGAGGTAGGCAGGGTAGCCGCGCGCTGCGCTTTGAGCTCTGCCATGCTCATAGCGTAGTGGCTCGGAACCGCAGGGGCGGGGAGGTCGTTCGCTGAAGACTCGCGCGCCGCGAGCTGCTTGAGCCCGTCTAGGTTCTGCTTCGGGGAGGTAGGGAGCTGGTCTAGCTCAGGGTCGTTCATCCAATCGTGTGTCATCGTTGTCTCCTTCGATGGGTAGGGTAGGGTGGGTCACTGCTTGATGTGCAGCGCATCTCTGCGAGCGAACTCGCGCTCGATGTCAACGAGCAAGAACATCGCGTCTGCCAACCGCAACAGGTAGTCACACCGCTCGTCGTAGTCCTCAGACTGCGCGATGTTCGTCTTCAGCCACGCGATCTCTCCGATCACGATCACATGAGACTGCGTCAAGTGCGTCCGTGGACGCAGCTCGATGCTTGCCATGTTCAAAAGCTTGCTGTGTATGGGCTGGGTCACGCTGTCTCCTCAGTGTCTTCGTTTGACGATACGACACTAGAGCAAGATTAACAGTGTGTCAAGCCCCTACTTACTCTGAATCTGAACTGTGATATTCTGCGTCCATTGGCTCCTGATCTAACAGCACAAGCAAGGTAGACAGCGGTACGGACTCCATAAACCGCGTAGATGCTAGTAGCGCACCTTGTATCGCTAGGTACGCCTGTGCATCGTGACCGCACAACACACGCCGCAGCACATCGAGCGCACGCACGCACTCCTCCGCTTGCTCAGAGGTCATCGAACAGTCCTGGCTGGGTAGGCTCCGACTTGGGCCGCTCACACAGCCCCCACCGCATACAGCCCTCCTCCTCTAACTCGTCTTGGTCATCGAGGTACTCGCCCTTGCGCGATGTGCGGGACCACTCTACCTGTTTAGTGATGTCCATATAATCGCCGTCCTTCCTTCGGCTACGGAAGAAACTTGCGAGCTTCTTACCCTCGCCCCTGATCTCATTGATACGGCGCTCCAAAGCCCCAATGTGATCAATCCGCGCAGGGTTCGAGTAACTCAAGTGACGGAGCTCGTGCTTCCGCGCATAGATACACGGGTAACACCCGACACGAGAGTTACCGAGCACATACAGCGGGTTGGGCGGGAGCTTGTGCTTTGAGTGGTACTCGATCACCTGGTCTTCGGTCCATGTCAGCAACGGACGCCAGACCGTAGCCTCGTCCTGCTCCTCGATCTCGCTCATCTGTGCCCGTTTACGCGATTCTTCCGCGCGCACGCCCACGATGTTCACCGGTTTAACTCGTGTCCGCGCACGCAATTCTGCGTAAAAGTTTTGTATCGGCTCCACCTTGAGTAGACGAGTACAAAACTTAGCCATGCCGCTCGGAAACATATTGTTGCGGTAGATCGCCTGCTCCATGCCACCGCGCCAACCCTGCTCCTCAAGCTCAGCGTCAAACAGCTTCTCGTTCCTGAGCACCAAGAACTCACCGAACTGGGGCACGAGTACATCGTGTATGTACTCGTAAGTCGAGTCTGCCTCCCACCCCGTGTCCAAGAACAAGGGTGTAAAGGCAACGCCGCTGTCCTGTAAGTACAGACCAAGCGCAGCACTGTCTTTGCCTCCGCTGATCGAGGCGAACACGGGACGGTGGTTCAGCCACTCAAGCTCCCCCGTGAGGTGCGTATTTATCGGGAACTGCCGGTCAGTCATCGTCTACTCCGAATCTACGTCGATCACTGTCACAGGCTCACCCTGCTCGACCGCACCCTGCTGAGTACCCTGCTCAGCCGCACCCTGCTCAAGAGGCAGTCCCTGCTGAGTGGGAGGGGGCGGGAGCGCCTCTCCTCGTTGCGCCGAGGTCTGCGCCTTCGCCAACCACTCGCCCATTTGTGCCAGGTGCTCGTCAGAAAAGCCGAGCGAGGCCCTCGTCGCTTCTAGCTTCGCCTCTAGCGTCAACGTAGTCGTGGTGCTGTTCGTAGTCGTGGTGCTCGTCACCTGCTCCCTACGGACGGGAGGCAAGTAGGACCGCCCGCCTCTGCGCTCTAGCATCCACATCGCTGACTTGGCTCCCTTGCCTCCCGCCTCCGCGATCTTCTGCCACCTGTCACGGCAGACCGCCGTGGCCCGCTCTAGTGTGTACCCCAGCGCATAGGTCCACGTCCATGTGTTCGCTAACTCAGCGGCGTCCGTCAGCTCGTCAGGCTCTCGCTGCGCGTTACGGTAACACCGCAGCGCCTTCCTGTAGCTGTGGTACGGCGCGCTCTCGATCAAGCACGCATCTCTCAGCTCCGTACCCCGCATCATACGCTCCGCTACCCGTAACGCACGCAAGTGCTCCGTGAACACATCCACATGAATCGACTCTACTCCCGCAAACTGACCTACGTCAGCCGAAGGCAGCTCGGCGTTCAGCCGCTCTAAGAGCTCCTCGTGCCGGTCCTCCTTCGTCTTGTACGAGTGCGACGATGCACCCTTCTTCGATGTTGGCTTGTTCTCGTCCATACGAACCTCTCTCGGTCAATGTACCTCACCCAACGTACTAACACAAACTACATCGAGACACGTTTGTCTCTCGCGCCAAGCTCGCCGTCCTGTCTGCTCAACGAGCTTAGCGCAGTGAGGCGGGCCATCGGAGGGCATCGCAGTGAGGGTAAGAGACACCTTTGGCTCTCACCCGTATCACCTCTCCCTGGTGCTCGATGACCGTTCACTAAGTGAGATGCAACGTGATCACCGCTCACTCACCGTTCACTCACCGTTCATTTTCCATTCACTAAGTATCCCCCCCTAAGGGGGGGATACTTAGTGATTTATCTTTGGCTGCCAGTGACAGTAAGTGTGATAACAAGGCCGCAAAAGTGCCCGTTGAAAATGTGTCAGAATGGGCTAGTGGGGTAGGCACATGTAGGCAGATGTACGGAAAACATCGTTACTATCATGCTTACTATCACACTTACTATCATGCCTAAAAGGTAACAATTTAGCGTACTTAACACGTAGTGTGATATTAGTGATAAGAGATTCTGATTCCGTACACAGTGACACAACCCTACCGTGGGGCACGGTCGGGTTTTTCTGAACGTCGGAGCTGTCAATTCTCTTATCACTACTATCATTCTTATCATCGAAACTCGTAAACACTGAAAATCGTTACCTTTTAGGCATGATAGTAAGTGTGATAGTAGTGTGATAACAGATTTTCTCTTATCACACCCCTCATCGAGCGCCGAAAACAGTACCCCGTTAAGGCCCAGGTCGAGCTACGTTGAGCTACGTTGACTGAGCTAGGTCGAGCTGCCTTCACTGAGCTAGGTCGAACTACGTTGACTGAGTGACTGGGTACAGCGATCAAGAGCCCGCGAAGACCGATCCCTAGAGACACCTTTGCTTCTCGCCCGCGTGTATGTGTTCCTCATACTACGTTACCGGTGAGGCGCTGCGCGCTGTGATGAGAGGGGGCGCTGCGCGCTGTGATGAGAGGGGGCGCTGCGCGCTGTGATGAGAGGGCACGTTACTGGTGGTGCTGACTCGGAGCTGACTGAGGGACTGAGCTACGCTGACTCAGAGCTGCGCTGACCACGTACCCGCGAAGACTGAAACCTAGAGACACCTTTGCTTCTCGCCCGCGTACTACTACTTGTGTCTGCCTACTTGTGCCCAGCTACTTGTGCCTGGCTGCTCCGCTACAACAGGGCCCCGCTCGATACACGTTCCTCCGCTCCTCCGCTCCTCCGATCCTAGAGACACCCTTACTCTCCGCACGTAGTAGGCACACGCGTAAGAGGCGCGTATCAGGTCGGTTTTATAGTGAAAATCCGCCTCGCGGGGGCGGGGGCACCGGCACGTAGGTGCGCGGGGGGTGCGCGTGTGTGCGGGGGCCGTGATTCTTTGAGCTCGAGCGTGCACTTTTGACGCTAGCCTTCGGTAACAATCGATTATCGAAGGTAAGCTTTAAAATCGTAAAGGTGGAAACGTTGCCACCTTTACCGCTCACAGCTCACAGGCTCACAGGCTCACAGCTCAGCCGCTCAGCCGCTCAGGGGGCCTACTTCCACGCGCGCGCGTACGGGTCACGAGAGACAAGGGGAGCGCAGGAAAATCAGGTGTTCCACATAGGGAACACTTAGACCCTATGAGTGAACGCCCCTACCTGTGCTCAGCTCACCTACCTGTGCTCAGCTCACCTACCTGTGCTCAGCTCACCTACCTGTGCTCAGCTCACCTACCTGTGCTCA